ACAGAGAAACAACATCAACGAGTTACTTTGCTAGAAGCAGAGATTAAACAATTGTTGAGTAAATACAACACTTTGCAGACACAAGTAGATGCCCTGCTCAAGCTCTCCTACGCAAGATATGGGTTCAAGCTAGATGGCACACCTAAATCCAAGCCAGGAAGAAGAAACAAGGTGGTTGCATGAAAGCCTATCCATACATGCACAAACACCCTACAACTGGTCAAACAACCATCTCTGAGGGTATGGACTTGCGGGACTGGTTTGCTGGTCAGGCTGTCATAGGCTTGTTAATGGCCGAAATCGTAGGTGATTACAGCAATGAACATGTCGCAAAAATTTCCTATCTGATAGCAGACTCAATGATTCAACAACGTAACAAGGAGGTTCCTAATGAACATCATCCCGCTGAGTGACATTCACCAAATGGCAGAAGTTGCCGCCAAGTCCAGAATGTTTGGCTTTAAAAATCCAGAAGAAGCTATGGCAATCATGTTGCTATGCCAAGCAGAAAACCTACACCCCGCTGTTGCCATGCGTGACTATCATGTAATTCAAAATCGTCCAGCATTGAAAGCAGACGCAATGCTTGCTCGTTTCCAACAAGCAGGTGGCTCCGTACAGTGGAAGGAATACACAGATGAAAAAGTTACAGGCCTATTCACGCACCCGCAGGGCGGCTCTCTCGAACTCAGCTGGACTCTTCGCCAAGCGAAGGAAATTGGAATCGCCCAAAAGGATAACTGGAAGAACTATCCAAGAGCGATGCTCCGTGCGAGAGTCATTAGCGAAGGAATCCGCTCTGTTTTCCCAGGCTGCGTGGTGGGCGTCTACACCCCAGAAGAGGTACAAGATTTTCAACCTTCCACAGAACAAAAGGTCAAGCACATGGGCAGTGTGGAGCGGGTGGAAGATGTATCACAGGATGTACTACAAGAGGAGGATGGAGCGTTTGCGCTTCACGTTCCGAATGCAGACAAACCTTACAAACGTTTTCAAACGCCTGAAGATTGGATAGAAGGATATGCCAGCATGGTTAACAGAATTGTCTCCAGCCAAAAGTTCTCTCTGGAGGAAAAGGCAGGGAAACTCACCGCACTCTCAGACTGCAATACAGGTGTTACAGAAAACTTCAGCAGCTTGGATAAAGTCAAACTCAGAGCCGCTATCGTCACCGCTGGAGGACAAGCCTCCCCAAAGCCAGACAAGTCCCAACCAATTCCCGATTCGGGACTCAGCGAGCCAATATTCTGATGTGGCTACAAAGCGGGAGAAGCCTGACACCACTGGAGGCATTGAATGAATTCAATTGTTTCAGGCTTGCAGCACATATCGAATCTCTGCGGAAAGACGGACACAGAATCTTTACGGAGATGGTTAACGAAAGCGGGAAGAAGTTTGCCAAGTACACACTTACACGAAAGGATTGAAATGGCAACAGGAAATGCACACAAGGAGATGCCTGGTTCAGGTGTCATGTACTGGGAAGAAGAAGAGATGCGTAAGTCTCCAAAAGGCCCAGACTACAAAGGGTTTGTTGTTCTAGAGATGGACTACAAAGCAGGTGAGAAGTTGAAGATTGCAGCGTGGCAAAAGCCAACCAGCCGAGGGCACAACTTGCTTGCTTTGAAAGAAGATAACTGGAGCAAGAAGAAACGTGAGGAAGAGATGAAGGATAAAGAAATCCCTTCTAACTACGCACGTAAATCAGCAAGTAGGTTAACTGAAGACGATTCAGAAATTCCTTTTTGATGGCGACAAAAACCTCGCCCACACAGCGTAGTCTGGCTCACCTGCGTGAGATTGGCTACCACGTTGAAGTAGTTGAGAAGTGGAACAGCTTCACTAAACAACGAAAAGACCTGTGGGGGTGGGCTGACCTTCTCGCCATCCGCAAAGGTGAGGTGCTGGCAGTGCAGGTAACAGCCTCTGCTGTCAGTGACCGCATAAAAAAGATTGTGGCCTCTGACACGCTTGCTCTTGTAAGAGATGCAGGGATTCGTGTGGAGGTGCATGGTTGGAGAAAATCCGCAAAGACAAACAGATACGTATTAAGAATTGAGGACATATCATGAGTGACGTTAAACCAACACCACAACAACTACAGATGAGCCAAGACTCTGTAAACAAGGCCAACAACAGCATTAACTACACCATGAACTTGGTGAACATGTCCCTTCAACAACTCTGGAACATTGCCTACGCTGCTGGCTTTGAAGATGCACAGGAAATCATGAAGACAGACCAAGGTCAAAAATGAGTAAGGCTCACATCTTCATCGCCACCCCTATGTATGGTGGCATGACCACAGGCTACTACTGTCAGTCACTGGTCAACACAACCGCTGTCATGAGGGCTAACGACATTGACATGTCCTTCTCCTGCATGTTCAACGAATCCCTCATCCAGCGTGGGCGTAACGCTCTTGCACATGGCTTTCTCAACAAGAAGGAAGCTACCCACCTGATGTTTATTGACGCAGACATTCGCTGGAATCCTGCCGACATCGTTCCTATGATTGATGCTGACAAAGATATTATTTGTGGCATCTACCCCAAGAAGGAAATCAACTGGCATGGTGTCGAGCAAGCAGTCAAAGATGGTGTGCCTGTTGACCAACTGAAAACCCGTACAGGTTCGCTGGTGGTTAACCTTGTTGACTATGCTGGCACAGTCACAGTACCAGCACATGAGCCTGTGGAAATCTGGAATGGCGGTACAGGGTTCATGCTTATCAAGCGTGAAGTACTGGAAGACCTGGCTACAAAGATGCCAAGCTATATCAACGATGTCACCTTCCTGTCTGGCGAAATCAAGCAGGACAAGATTGTGGAGTTCTTTGCCTGTGCTATCGAAGCAGGCGTAGGACGCTTGCTGTCAGAAGACTACTACTTCTGCCAAGAAGCACGTAGACATGGCTACAAGATTCATGCCGCTCCGTGGGTGGTTCTAGGCCATTTCGGTAGCTACCTGTTTGAAGGCGGCTTGCTCCCAGCAGCATGATTCATTACCACGGCTTGCCAATCACACCGACAACGGTGGCTAATTATGCTGTTCAAGCGGGACATGCTTTTGTGTCTTTTGCTCATCAAGTTCAGTTGTCCACAGCCATTGATGTTTGTCAATCGTTTGCTATAGATAACGGTGCGTTTAGCGCATGGAAATCAGGGCATCCGATAAAAGATTGGCAGCCGTTTTATGAATGGGCATTAAATCTTAAAAAAGTACCATCGTGCGACTTTGCTGTTTTGCCTGATGTAATAGATGGAACGGAAAAAGATAACGATGCTCTATTGCGAGACAGTCCATTGCCTGTTTGGTTTGGTGCACCAGTTTGGCACATGCATGAATCACTAGAACGGCTTGAGCAATTGGCAAATACTTATGTTCGTGTTTGCATTGGAAGTTCTGGTCAGTATGCAACTATCGGTACTTATCAGTGGTGGTCAAAGATGGGACAAGCCATGCGTGTTATTTGTGATGACCAAGGAAGACCGTGCTGCAAATTACATGGGTTGAGAATGCTTGACCCTGCTGTATTTACAAAACTTCCATTTGCATCTGCTGACTCAACGAACATAGGCCGCAATGTAGGAATAGACAAGCATTGGAGGACAGGAAACTACCCACCACCAACAAAAGAAGCAAGGGCGCAAGTGATGAGAAGCCGTATTGAGGCTCACAATGCGCCAGCTACATGGAGTTTCTATCAAGTCGAACAAGGAGCATTAATATGATTTACGCTGTAATTTACATTGCCGCACTGGTTGCCGCAAATCTTTTGGTGGCATGGTTTGGGCCTTGGTTCAGTTTGGTCAATGCGTTTGTTCTCATAGGTTTGGATTTGTCTTTAAGAGACAAAATACATGACTTATGGGATGGAGATAATCTTGCATTAAAGATGGGAGGTTTGATTGCCACGGCAAGCATTATTTCTTACGCCATCAATCCCGCAACAGGAATGATTGCATTTGCATCATTAGCTGCATTCAGTTTATCAATGGTTGCTGATGCTGTTGCGTATCAATATCTAAAAGGTAAAGAATGGATTGTTCGGGCAAACGGGTCAAACATAGTTGGTTCTGCTGTTGACTCTATAGTTTTTCCAACTATTGCCTTTGGTGGATTGATGATTGAAATTGTCTTATTGCAATTTGTTGCAAAAGTTACAGGTGGTTTTGTCTGGTCTTTCTTGTTAAAAAAATATGACCATCTCTCTTGAGCTACAGAAGGTTAACGTTTCGCAGTCCGTGCAGACCTGACAAACGCTTCTTTGGTGGGGTAACCAGCTTGACCCTTGCGTTTAGGAGGCAGTCCTGCCGCCCTGCGTTGGTTAATGTTGAAGTACAAGCCACGTTGGGCTTTCGG